CAGTAGCACCAGTTTTACCAGTAGCACCAGTAGCACCAGTAGTACCAGCACCAGTTGCACCAGTTTCACCACTTGCACCAGTTGCACCAGTTGCACCAGTTGAACCAACAGTTGCACCAGTTGCACCAGTTGCACCAGTTTGGCCAGTAAAACCAGTAGCACCAGTTGAACCAACAGTAGCACCAGTAGCACCAGTTACACCAGTTGCACCAGTTGCACCAGTTGCACCAGTAACACCAGTAGCACCAGTTGAACCAGTTGAACCAACAGTAGCACCAGTTGCACCAGTTACACCAGTAGTGCCAGTTGCACCAGTTACACCAGTATTACCAGTTTCTCCTTTTCTTCCAGTTTGTCCTGTAGCACCAGTTAAGGCTGTGCCAGTTTGTCCAGTAGCACCAGTAACACCAGTAGCACCAGTAGCACCAACAGTAGCACCAGTAGCACCAGTTTGTCCTGTAACACCAGTTTTACCAGTAGCACCAGTAGCACCAGTAGAACCAACAGTGGCACCAGTTGCACCAGTAGTACCAGTTTTACCAGTAACACCAGTAGCACCAGTAGTACCTGCAAAAAGAGTAGGATCTGTTACTGTTACTATAACCTTATTAATGGCCTTGTTACCTGTAGCATCGATTATTTTAATGTTAAATTCAAAAGTACCAGCTACAGTTGGCGTTCCTGATAAAATTCCATTAGTAGATAATGTCATGCCAGTTGGTAAAACTCCACTAGCTTGAGTCCAAGATAGCGGACGAATAGCATCAGTGGAAAAAAATTTAAAACTATAAAATTGATTAAGTGATATATTATAAGAAACTGTCTGAAATATAAGAGGCATATAAGTACTCCACTTTAAGTAAACTATTTATATCTATGTATTAAATTTAATCTTTATTTATTTATTATTTATTATTTATTATTATAATCATTGTAATTAAATTTTAAAATTGTATCAGGAGATTGACTTTAAAATAATTAAAAACAATATCTTTTTTTATAAAGATTATTATGCATAATTTTCAAATAAAAAAGACAATACTTAGTGTTTAAATTATAACACCTACAACTCCAACCTCCGTAGCATTTTCTACCGCTTTTCTTTTATCTGCAAATGTACCAGCTAGAATTGAACGAGCTTGTCCATATTCTAAAAGAACAGTTGTCATTTCCTCTATAGAAGAGAAAACAACAGCCGTATTTTCCATGCTAATTAAATTTGGCAAAGGAAGACCTAACGCTGCTGCTTCTTTTGCAAGAGAAAATACACCTACAAGAAGTGCTACATCAGAGGATGAAATACCTAAATGGTATCCACGACCAGAATCCCAACCAATTTTTTCTAAAGCTGCCCATTCATTATCTATATTTTGGAATGACCATGCTTTTGCTTGAGAAAGAGGATCTGGTGCAGCAGTTGGATTATAATTCCATGCTTGATCAGAAAGATTAGATATAAATTTTCCGATTTCTGAGTCAAGTAAAACTGGCATGGTTATATTTCTTGAAACACCATCTGAATCTGTTTTTATCAGATTTATGTTAAAGATATCCTCTGTTGCTATTCCAGAGGCATCTATTCTATTTGTCAAAATAATACTTAAACTTAACATTTTTTTCTCCTATACTTTTATAATGAAGTTAACAACTATTGATGGTAACATAATTCCAACTGGAGTTCCACTTCCTGTGCTAGAATTCGTCACCGAATGCGTATGGTTAGCACTTTCAGTTCCTGTGGTAGTTGAATGGCTGTGATCAGCACTAACATATCCAGTATTCGGAGTTCCATTGGCACTTCTATTAGCACCATCCCTTAAACCATAGCTACCACTTGATCCAACATTTCTCCCCCAACCATGTGTATGGTTAGCAGATGCACCGCCACTAGTGCCTGTATGTGTATGATTGGCACTTTGTGTTCCTACTGTTGCTGTGTGAGTATGAGATGGGAGATTAGTTTCCGCTAATGTTGCTGTTTCTGCTCCCACATTTGATCCTAAAGTTCTAGCTGTTAAAGAAGCACCTGTTCCAACACCGATAGGGCATCTTCCACGCATATCTGGCAAGGTGAATGTGGTGTTGGAATTACCAACACCATAGGTTGTACCAATAATCTTAAACAAGTCACCATAAGCACTTCTGCTTACAGCATCGCCATTACATATCAACCATCCGTTTGGTGCGGTAGAACCAGCAAACAATCTTATAACTCCAATAGGAGTAATAGATGATTGCAAGCCTTGAAAAGAACTACCTTTTGGGGAGTTAGTCGGTATCGAATTATAAGAAAAAGATCCAGCCAATTATTCTCCTATGTTTTTATAATGAAGTTTACAACTATTGATGGCGACATAATTCCAAACGCTGTTCCACTTCCAGTATTAGAATTTGTAACCGAATGTGTATGGTTAGCACTTTCATTTCCTGTGGTAGTTGAATGGGTATGATCAGCACTAATACCTCCAGTACTAGGTTGCCCCGAACTACTAGCTGTGGCTGAGTCCATTAAACCATAAGAACCCGATGTACCAGCAGTATGAGAAAAATAGTGTGTGTGGTCTGCACTTTGTCCACCGCTTGTGCCTGTGTGTGTATGATTGGCACTTTGTGTTCCTACTGTTGCTGTGTGAGTATGAGATGGGAGATTAGTTTCCGCTAATGTTGCTGTTTCTGCTCCCACATTTGATCCTAAAGTTCTAGCGGTTAAAGAAGCACCTGTTCCAACACCGATAGGGCATCTTCCACGCATATCTGGCAAAGTAAATGTGGAGTTAGAATTACCAACACCATAAGTAGTTCCGATAATCTTAAACAAATCACTATAAGCACTTCTGCTTACAGCATCGCCATTACAAATCAACCATCCGTTTGGTGCGGTAGAACCAGCAAACATTTCTATTATCCCAGTCGGAATAATTGGAGGTTTTACAGATTCAAACGAACTGCCTTTCGGAAGGTTGGTCGGTATCGTGTTGTAAGAAAAAGATCCAGCCAATTATTCTCCTATGTTTTTATAATGAAGTTTACAACTATTGATGGCGACATAATTCCAAACGCTGTTCCACTTCCAGTATTAGAATTCGCAACCGAATGTGTATGTGTGGCACTTCCAGTTCCGAATGTAGTTGCATGTGTATGATCGGCAGATGAACCGCCAGTTATTGGTGTTCCAGAACTACTTGCAGTAACTGAGTCTATAATACCGCTAGTAGCTCCAGTTGTTCCTATAGGTGTTCCATAACTGTGATAGTGATTAGCAGACACACCACCGCTTGTGCCTGTGTGTGTATGGGTGGCACTTTGTGTTCCAACTGTTGCTGTATGAGTGTGAGATGGGAGATTAGCTTCTGCTAATGTAGCTGTTTCCGCACCTACATTTGATCCTAAAGTCCTAGCTGTTAATCCAGTTCCAGTTCCAACACCGATAGGACATCTTCCACGCATATCTGGCAAAGTAAATGTGGTGTTTGAATTGCCAGCACCATAAGTCGTGCCTAAAATCTTAAACAAGTCACTATAAGCACTTCTGCTTACAGCATCGCCATTACATATCAACCATCCGTTTGGTGCGGTAGAACCAGCAAACATTTGTATGCTACCAGATGATATAAAAGTATCTTGAACTGCTTGAAACGCAGAACCTTTTGGAGAATTAGCTGGTATCATTCCATAGCTAAACGCTCCAGCCATTAGTAACTGCCTCCAAATGTAAATACTTGCAAAGCAGTCGTACTAGCAGTAGTAGTTACTGATACTGATGCATAAAGTTTGTATGTAGAAGGTAACACAAGAGGATTAGTAAATGTTATTGTAGTTGTAAATCCTGCTGTTGTAGTAGATGGAACTACTGCTGTAACTGCAATTTCATTATAAAGCTGTGCATTAGTACCATCCCATATCCATATACCAACCAAGTTAGCTGCTGTAGTTGCTGTCATAGAAGTAGAACAAGCATTTACTTGAATGCTGTCAACTCTACAACCATTAGTGGTTGTATTTAAAAGCTGTATAATATTAGCTCCAGCAAGAGATGCGGTTGCAGTCTTTCCTCTTGTTGTACAAGCTGTTTGTGCTGACATGTCTAAATATCCAATCAAAGGCGATTGAACGAAAATCGGTGTTGCTGTTACTGCCATAGTTATAAACCTCCAAAATTGTTAGATAAGAAAATACTACTTGCTGCTAATGGTGCAGAAGACCAACTAGGTGCTGCCGTTCCATTCGATTGTAAAACTTGACCAGCTGTTCCAGCAGCTAAGAAACTAGTTGATCCAGATCCAGTATTGTAAGGAATTTGCCCTGCGTCACCACCTAAAATGTTATTCGCAGCAAGCGTTTGATCAAGTAAAGAAACATCAGCTTCATTTTGGATTGCGTAAGTAACTTGCGAACCAGCTATTCCTTGTTTCCACTTAAGTCCATAAGTAACTGTCTGTACTGGCGATGATTTCGTAACAATTGTGTTGTCGCCTAACTGACCAGATGTTCCCAATCCCCATGACCACATGGTATTGTCAGTTTTGGTGCCAATCATATGTCCGTTGCCAGCAGAAACCTGTTTCCAAGTTGTGTCAAATGTTACTGTCTGAACTGGAGATGATTTCGAAACCGCTGTATTGTCACCCAGAGTTCCATTGGTTCCTTGACCCCAAGTCCACAAAGTACCATCTGTCTTTATACATGCTGTCATGCTATTGCCAGCGGAAACTTGTCTCCAGTTCGTTCCATAAGCAACCGTCTGTATAGGTGAGCTTCTAGAGCTTACTGTGTTTTCTCCAAGCTGACCAGAGGTGTTTATGCCCCAAGTCCAAAGTGTACCATCGTTCTTGACTGCTGCTGTGTAATAATAACCGCACGATATCTGAACCCAGTTCGAGCCGAATGCTGTTGTCTGAACAGGAGAACTTCTGTGAACTATGGTGTTGTCGCCAAGCTGTCCACTTGTATTTCTTCCCCAAGTCCACAAAGTGCCATCTGTCTTTGTAGCTGCACAATGGTATGAGCCAGAAGCCACATTTTTCCAGTTTGTTCCGAATGCAGTTGTCTGCACTGGTGAGCTTTTAAGTGCAACTGTATTATCGCCAAGCTGACCATAAATCGCATTGTCACCCCAAGTCCAAAGTGTGCCATCGTTCTTGACTGCTACTGTATGAGCAAATCCACTAGCACTCTGAAGCCAAGTTGTTCCGCCAGCAACAGTCTGAACTGGTGAGGATTTGCTTAAAATCGTATTGTCGCCAAGCTGACCACTTGTTCCTACTCCCCATGACCAGAGAGATCCATCTGATTTTATAGCAGTTGTTGTCAAGTTGTGATTAGAAACAGAAATCTGCTTCCAGTTTGTGCCAAACGCAGTTGTCTGGATTGGAGAAGACTTGCTTAATATTGTGTTGTCACCCAATTGACCGCTTGTTCCAAGACCAAAAGCCCACAATCTTGTGCTTGTAGAAAGGTAATCGCCAAGCTGACTTGCAGTTAATGCTCCACTTGCAGTACCAGCAGACCCTGTTGCACCTGTCTGTCCTGTTGCACCTGTCTGTCCTGTAAAACCAGTAGCACCAGTCTGTCCAGTAGCACCACTCGGAAGCGTTTGATCAATCAAAGAAACATCAGCTTCATTTTGGATAGCCATGGTAAAATTCAATCCAGCAACAGTCTGTTTCCAACTGTATCCATATGCAACTGTCTGTACTGGTGATGATTTAGCAACAATTGTATTATCGCCAAACTGTCCGTTGCCACCATTTCCCCAAGTCCATAAAGTTCCATCTGTTTTGGTTGCTGTTGTATGAGTATCACCACAAGAAACTTGTTTCCAGTTTGTGCCAAAGGAAACAGTTTGAACTGGCGATGATTTGCTTGCTGTTGTGTTGTCGCCAAGCTGACCACTTGTTCCTAATCCCCAAGTCCATAAAGTTCCATCTGTTTTTATACATGCCGTAAAAAACTTGCCAGCAGCAGCTTGAAGCCAATTCGTTCCGCCAGCAACAGTCTGAACAGGTGAGGATCTGCTTAAAATTGTGTTGTCGCCAAGCTGACCACTTGTTCCTAATCCCCAAGTCCACAATGTTCCATCATTTTTTACGGCTGCTGTATGATAATAACCAGCAGAAACCTGCTGCCAATTTGTGCCAAAGGTAATTGTTTGAACAGGTGAACTTCTTGATGTTCTTGTGTTATCTCCTAATTGTCCATTTCCGTTATATCCCCACATCCACAAGGTTCCATCTGTCTTTGTCGCTGCACAATGAGTAGCAGGTGCATTAGCATATCCATTACCGACAGAAACCATTTTCCAAGTTGTTCCTCCAGCAATCGTCTGTACTGGTGATGAAACATGTCCATTTGAAGCTCCGTTGGTTCCCAACTGTCCATTATTATTGCTTCCCCAAGTCCACAAAGTTCCATCTTGTTTTACTGCTGCTGTATTTCTGTATCCGCAAGAAACCTGTTTCCAATTTGTTCCAAAAGTAACAGTCTGAACAGGCGAGCTTCTTGGTGTACTTGTATTGTCGCCTAATGGACCATAAGCATTGCTACCCCAAGTCCATAAAGTGCCATCAGTTTTAATGCCAGCAGAATTTGTAGATCCGCTAGCACCAATCGCAGTTGCAATCTGTTTCCAGTTTGTGCCAAATGCGACTGTTTGTACTGGCGATGATTTGCTTGCTGCTGTGTTGTCGCCAAGCTGACCAATAGCATTATTGCCCCAAACCCACAATCTTGTGCTTGTGGAAAGATAATCTGCCAGTTGATATGTTGTCAATGAACCACTTGCACTTGTTCCAGTTGCACCAGTTTGTCCAGTTGCACCTGTAGAACTTGTACCAGTCTGACCTGTTGCACCTGTTTGTCCAGTTGCACCTGTAGAACTTGTACCAGTCTGTCCTGTTGCACCAGTTTGTCCAGTTGCACCTGTAGAACTTGTACCAGTCTGTCCTGTTGCACCTGTCTGACCTGTTGCACCAGTTTGTCCAGTTGCACCTGTCTGACCTGTTGCACCAGTTTGACCTGTAGTTCCTGTCTGTCCAGTAAAACCATTTGTGCCAGTCTGACCTGTTGCACCAGTTTGACCTGTAGTTCCAGTTCTTCCAGTAGTTCCTGTCTGTCCAGTAAAACCATTTGTGCCAGTCTGACCTGTTGCACCAGTTTGACCTGTAGTTCCAGTTCTTCCAGTAGTTCCTGTCTGTCCAGTAAA